ACACATACGAATGGTGGCTTGCCACCCGTGCGAAACTCCAAAAAGAGGGCGACACGTACCCGATCCTGAACGACAAGGGCGACATCAAGTACATCGCCCAGCGTCCAGAGGTTGCGATAGCCCACAAATTAGCGGCACAACTCCACGTCTTAGAGGCTGACTTTGGCCTCAACCCCTCGTCGAGAACGAAGCTTGCCACGCAAGTCGAAGTCAAAAAGGACGAGCTCGAAGAGTTCTTCGCCGCCCACGGCTAAGCATCGCCCCGGCATCGACCAGGCGAAGGCCGACCGGGTGTACCGTTTCTTTGAGACGGTGCTAAAGCACTCGAAGGGCCAGACGGCCGGGCAACCGTTCCTGCTGCTGCCGTGGCAGAAGTACGTGCTGGGCGAGATCTTCGGCCGGCTGAAGCCTGACGGCACGCGGTTGCATCGCCAGGCGTACATCGAACTGCCAAAAAAGCAGGGGAAAAGTACGATGCTCGCCGGCATCGCCCTCTACATGCTGGTCGCTGACGGGGAAGCCGGGGCCGAGGTCTACGGTGCGGCATCGGACCGTGAGCAGGCTGGCATCATCTACCGGGAAGCCGCGTCGATGGTCCGCTCGTCGCCGGCCTTGTCCAAGGTGCTGGAGGTTCTCGACTCGCGGAAGACCATCGTGCATCGCGGCAGCAACTCGTTCTACCGGGTGCTGTCGGCGGATGCGTTCAGGGCCGAGGGGCTCAACATCTCCTGCCTGCTGTTCGACGAGTTGCACGCCCAACGGGGCGATCGCCGGCTGTGGGATGCCCTTCGGTACGGCGGTGCTGCCCGGCGTCAGCCGCTGGTGCTGTCGATCACGACGGCTGGCGAGGCGAACAAGACCCACCTCTGGTACGACCAGCACGACTACGCCGAGCGGTGTATTGCAGACCCGACGTTCGACCCGTCGTTCTTCGGCTGCATCTACGCGGCGGATCGGGAGGACGATTGGAAGTCGCCGAAGATCTGGCACAAGGCGAACCCGTCGCTCGGCGAAACGATCAGCGAGGAGTCATTCGCCGCTGACTGCAAGGAAGCCGAGAACTCCGCGACCAAGTTGAACGCTTTCCTGAGATATCGGCTCAACATACCGACAACCAGCGATATTAGGTTCCTTCGTCCCGACCAGTGGGCGGCCTGCGGCGTGGAGCTCGAGCCGCTGGAGGGGCGGCCGTTCTGGGCGGGGCTGGACCTTGCGAGTACGTGGGACACGTCGGCATTCGTGGCTGTGTTTCCCGACGAGTCTGGCCGGTACGACGTGGTCCCGATGTTCTGGTGCCCCGAGGCCAACGCCGCTGAGCGGGAGCGGGTTGACCGGGTGCCCTACACCCAGTGGGCGAGGGACGGATTCCTGCGGCTGACGGACGGCAAGAGCACGGATTACGCCACCATCAAGCGTGACATCATGGAGTTCTGCGGGCGTTTCCAGCCGAAGCAGATCGCCATCGACAGATGGAACGCCACGATGCTCGCGCAGGAGCTCGTGGCTGAATCCTTGCCAGTGCAAATGTTTGGACAGGGCTTCGCGTCGATGAGTGCCCCGGCGAAGCGTCTGGAGGCACTCACGATCGACGGCAAACTGCGGCACGCTGGACATCCGGTGCTAGGCTGGCAAGCAGGAAACGTAGCGGTACAGAGCGACTCGGCCGGCAACATCAAGCCATCCAAAGCGAAGAGCACGGAACGCATCGACGGCATGGTGGCTCTGGTAATGGCGATTGGCTCGCACATGGGCGAAAGCCTGACGCCGCAGGCGATGCCCGAACTTTCCTTCTGGTGAACACCGCATGGATGCGACGCTCCCCGAGATCCGCTGGCTCGAGACCCGGATGTCCCGCTGGGATGACTTGGTTGCGGCTGCTTCCGAATCTGGCGTGCGGGTGACTCCCGAGACCGCCATGCGGACGGCGGCCTACATGGCTTGTGCCCGCGTGGTGGCCGAGACTGTCGCCTGCCTGCCGCTGCACGTCTACCGCAAGCGTGACGACTACACGTCGGAGCGGGCCAAGGATCTGGCGATCTACAACGTGCTCGCCAAGAAGCCGAACCGCTACCAGACCCGGTATCAGTGGGTCGAGCAAATCTGCCTGCACATGGGATTCTACGGCAGTTCCTACCAGTACAAGTTCCGCGGCCCCGATGGGCAGGTGACCGAACTGCGGCCGCTGAATCCGGCCAAAATGAAGGTCGAGGCGGACGACGAAGGCACGAAGACGTACCTGTTCACGGACCCGAAGACGGGCCGGCAGACGATCTACCGCGACGACCAGATCTGCCACATTTCGTGGATCTCGTTCGATGGCATTCGTGGTGAGGTGCCGATCGAGTTGGGCCGGGATGCCATCAGCCTGGCCCGCAGCCTGGAGGGCTACGCTGCCACGTTCTATCGCAACAACGCCCAGCCGGGGCTGATCCTGACGACCGACCAAGTCCTTAACGAGGAGCAGCGGCGTGGGCTCCGCGAGTCGTGGAACGCCCGGCACAAGGGGGCGAGGAACGCTGGCGAGACGGCGGTGCTGAGCAACGGGCTGAAGGCCGACACGATCACGGCCACGAATCAAGAGAGCCAACTGGCCGAGCTGTGGATGCAATCGCTGCTGGCGATCTGCCGCATCTGGCGGATGCCGCCGCACATGATTCAGGAGCTCGGCAGAGCAACTTGGGGGAACTTGCAGAGCGAGATGGTGTCGTTCGAGAAGTTCACGATTGCCCCGTGGCTGCGGCGGATCGAGGGTGCGATTGAGCGGGACGTGCTCCCCGAGGACGGCGAGTTGTACGCGGAGTTCCTCGTCGAAGGGCTGCTGCGGAGCGACATCACGACCCGCTACCAGGCGTATGAGATTGCCATTCGCAACAAGTGGCTGACGCCCGACGAAGTGCGGCAAAAGGAGAACCTCGGCCCGCTTCCCCCTGGTGCTGAGCCTGTGGCCGAGCCGGTGGAGGACGTGCCCGAGGAGCAGGACGAACCGAGCGAAGACGAGCCGGCCCAGGACACCCCGAGCACGGAGGCGAGCGATGGCTGACGAGATGGACGTGGCGGTTGCTACGGAGATCGAGCGGCGTGACTGGGAGTTCGCCGACGACGGTGGCGTTGCTGTCGAGACTCGGGCCGATGGCCGCACGGTCCTGTCGGGCTATGCCGTCCGCTACAACACCACGTCGGTGGACCTCGGCGGGTTCCGCGAGACGATCCTGCCGGGGGCGTTTGACAAGGTGCTCAACCGCCAGCGTGGCAAGCGGGACGTTGTGGCCCTGTTCAACCACGACGCCAACCAGCTGTTGGGCCGCACGTCGTCAGGCACGCTTGAACTGTCGAGCGACGACAAGGGGCTGCGGTACTCAGTCGTCCTGCCGAACACGGAGTTGGGCCGCACGATCAGCGAACTGACGGCCCGCGGAGACCTGCGTGGCTCGTCGTTCGCGTTCACGGTCGAGCAGAAGGGGCATTCGTGGGCACCTGGCGAAGACGGCGTGCCGCGTCGCTCGATCCGCGAGGTGTCCGGTTTGTTCGACGTGTCCGTAGTTGTACACCCTGCATACTCGTCTTCGTCTGCGGCGGTTGCCCGTCGCAGCATGGAGGCGTGGATGGCTGAGCAGGAAGAGGTTCCGGTGCAGCCCGAGCCGGTGAACAACGGCAAGGCGCTGACGAATCTGGCGGTGCGGATGGCGGCTCGCCTACGGGCTGCCAAGCTCAGGAGCATGCTGCGTGGCTAGACCAGGCGACCAGTGTCCGCAGTGCAAGCGTGGCCGCATTCGCACGTACACGAGCAAGGCCGCCGGCGACCAGCAGGTGCGGTACGTCGAGTGCCCGTGCTGCGAGTTCCGTGGCAAGGTTGTTGTGCCATCGGAATACATCTGCCGCCGTTCGTTCTACGTAGAACCGAAACGCTAGGTCATCGCCCTTTGCTCTCGTAGTGTGAACGGCAGACACGGACTGTCACCGTTCACCAACTACGGAGCGCCACGGATGGCCACTCAACTCTCGAAGCTTCAGGACCGCGCCGCCGCTGTGGCTGCGATGCTCGCCGACCTCTCGGCCGTCGAGGACCGTTCCGCCGAGCAGGCCGCCGAGATGGAGAGGCTCGCCGTCGAAGGTGAGCGCCTCGAGGCCGAGCTCGCCCGCGAGCACTCCATCGCCGAGCGGATCACGTCGCTCCGTGGCAAGGTGGCTGCGACTGCGAAGCCGGTCGAGGTTGCGGCTGTTGAGCCGGTCGCCCGTCCGTCCCGCGACAGCGGCAAGGCCACGATGTTCCGGTCGTCTTCGGACGCCGAAGCCTGCGGTCGCTGGATTCGTGGCTACGTCCTCGGCCGAGCCGAGGATCGGTCGTGGTACGAGAAGCACGTCGAGGCTCGCGCCCTGTCGCCCAACGACAACAACAAGGGTGGCGTGTTCATCCCCGACACCTTCGCTTCGACGGTCATCCGGCTGGTCGAGTCCTACGGTGCGTTCCCCGCCCAGGCCAACAACCTGCAGATGGCGAGCGACACGCTCTACATCCCGCGTCGGACCGCCGGCAACACCGCGTACCACACCGGTGCCAACAGCGAGACGACCGTGACGGACATGGCGACCGACAACGTCCTGCTCTCCAGCAAGGAAGTTCGCGTCGGCACCCGCGTCCCGAACCAGCTGATCGACGACTCGGCCATCGACCTGGCCGGGCTGGTTGCTCAGGAGTTCGCCCTGGCGATCGCCCTGCGGATCGACGAGGACGGTTTCATCGGGACCGGGGCTTCCACCTACGGCGGCATCCGCGGCATCCAGTGGAAGTTTGAAAACGAGACGCTGACCGCTGGCATCCACGACTCCAGCCAGACTGCGGTCACTGCCTTGACTGTCGATGACTTCGCCAACACGATCGCCAAGTTGCCGACCTACGCTTCTCAGAGCCCGACCTGCGGCTGGTACACCACCCCGCAGATGCACGCTCTGGCGATGCAGTCGCTGGCCCTCGGCGGCAACGGTGCCCTTGCCAGCGAGATCGTGGACGGCGTCCGTCGGCCGGTGTTCATGGGCTGGCCGGTGTTCTTCAACAACGTCATGCGGAAGACTGCCGCCGCTACCCAGTGCGTGGCTCTCTTCGGTGATTTGAAGCGTTCGTCCCACTTCGCCCTCCGTCGGCAGGTTGCTGTGCGGGCGAGCACCGACCGGTACATCGAGTTCGACCAGACGTACTTCCAGGCCACCGTGTCCTACGACGCGGTGACCTCGGACGTTGGCGACGCCAGCAACGCCGGTCCGGTCGTGGCCCTCATCCTCTGACCCAAGCACCACAAGGAACCCTGAACCGTGAACCATCTCCAGAACTCTCGTTCCGTGGTCGCCCTGACGGACGCTGCGGGTCTCGCTTCGGCCAGCACGCTGACCGTGGCGGTCGATTGCCTCGGCTACGACTCGCTGTCGGTGGACGTGGGCTACCGCTCGATCGCCAACACGGCGGCTCCGAGCGTGGTCTCGCTGAAGCACAGCGACACGGACGGCAGCTACGGCACGATCGCCAGCCTGATCCAGAACACGGATTACACGCTGGCTGGCGTCGGCAACACGGCGACCGTCAACGTCAGCCGGTTCGAGGTTAGCACGAAGGGTCTCAAGCGTTACGTGCAAGTCTCGGTCACGCCGAACGCGAACGCGACGAGCAACGCGAGCAACAACACGGTGGTGGTGGCGGCCCGTCTGGGTCGCGGCGAGTCTGGCGTCGATTCGGCGTCGGACGCGAACGTCACCAACCGCGTGGTCCTGGGCTGAGTAGTTCGACAACTCGAAGGAGGTTGCCGTGGGCGCGGCTGCTTCACCCATCGCCGGCATAAAGCCGGCTGTGCTGAATACTGGCTCGGGGCCGGTTCGCGTGCATTGCGCGATGTCGGTTCCGAGGCTTGGCTGGCAGGACCACATGTTCTGTTGGCCGCGAGGGCTCATCCCCTACGGCGTCGCACCCGTGCGGCTGGAAGGGGCATTCTGGGGCCAGTGCCTCGAGCGTGTCATGACTGACATGATCGAGAACGACCCCGAGCCTGACGGCCCGCCGCTGTGGATTCTGACGCTCGACTACGATTCCATTTTCCAACCCGATGCACTACCTCGTCTGCTGACCTACGCGACGGCGTCGGACTACGACGTGGTGGCTGCGGTGCAGATGAAGCGGCGCCACGACGAGCCGCTGTTCACGATGATGTCGGAGGACGGCACGCGGGCCGGGAGCAT